ATCCTTCTTCCAAAACTTGTGAATGTGGCTGCATTAATAAAGGACTGTCGTTACGCGACCGCACGTGGGTGTGCCCAGCGTGCGGAGCGGTAAACGACCGTGATATTCTTGCAGCCCGTAATATACCTCGGAAGGGCATTTCCGAATTGGAGAGTATGGGTAATTCCGGTTGCAGAAATGCAGGGGTTCCATACGTTTGTATCCAAGAATCCCATTTGCTTTAGCTATGGGAGTATGTCAATGCAATATGCTCACTTGGAAGAAAAGAGCTATTTCAAACGTGTATGCTGACCCAGCCAAGGAAAGAGAGAAAGGCGTGCGTGCCGGAGCTGAGGCTGTGAGGAAGTCGGCCTGGGATGCGTTCAGGGCGCAGTGCCCGCACATTGCTTTCCCCTATGGAAAAGAATTTCCGATGTGTGACGATCACGAACAAGATCATCCCATGAGAGACTGCATACTTCAGTGTGAAAAAGGTAGAATATTTAAAAACAAATTAAAATGAGCACCCCACGTGAATTAAGCAGGATAGCTAATAGGATAGCCGGTAAGATGACTGATGATGGATGGGTCAGCCCCGGTAGGAAGAATCTTGTCTCCGATAAGAAGGTTATGGAATTAATAGATTTGATCTTTAATGAAATATGGAGGGAATTAGATGACGGGAAAAGAGTCCATATCAGAAAACAGATGATTTTAAAAAAGATTTTTGTCAGTAGGCAAAAAGATAAATACTACATACAATGCATAGAAAAAAGGGACGCCAAATAGACGCCCCTTTTCTTTTTCTGTAAGTAATTGTTATTTCATTACTTTACTTACAAACTTAGAAACAGCTTGCGTGATAGTCCACTTGATGTTTGCATTAACATTGATAGTCCGAGGAGTACCGTTTGCATCCAAGTCAACTACCTCCTTGTCTATCTCCAAGAACGGATCACCTGCTGTCTGGGTAATAACCGTATTAGCTGTCCGACCACCAGCGGCCGTCACCTTAAGAGTATTTACCAGATCGTTTACATTAGCGTTCGCAGCAATATCGGAGAATACGACACTGAAGGCAAAGGCTCCTGTTGCACCAGGGTCGTTGGCAATAACAGCGCCGTTGTTGGTAGCCTTGCCTGCTGCTTGATAGGAGGCTGGTACTTTCAACGTCAGAGGATGAGTTTTGTCCGGAGTTAAGGAGAACGTTAATTTAGTTGAGTTACTTGTACCGTTGATTGTTATAGTACCACCTTCTTTCCCTACAGATGCAGTAGGATCTATTTTTACGAACTCAGCTACCGGAGATTGGTTGATGGTAGCACTTTTCTTAACACCACCGGATTCGGCATTAAATTCTACTTGTAACGTACGCTGTACACGACCTTCGTATTTTTCACCTGATACGGTAACCACCTGATCACCATCACCTGATCCCGGATTGAAGGTTACAAAACCTATTTTCATTTCTGCCATGATATAAATGATTTTTTTAGTTAATTAATATCTTGACAAAGATATTAATTATTACACGAAAATCATATTGTTCATGTTCATAAATTAAAAGCTATATTTGACCTAAAATATAAGACAATCATGAGAAGAAGATTTTTTTAACAAAATAGGGGGGGGGTATTTACCTACTGATAATTTTATAGTTTTTGATAAATCTGTATCAGATCCGGCTAATATAACAATAAGCGAAGACTTCGATTTTTTATATAGGTTGATTACCAGTGGCTTCTATAGAGTTCTTTGCAAGAGCGCTATGGGAGGAGGAGAGGTTTTTGTATGTAGATTAGATGATAACGACAGTAACTTCTATCTTGATGGTAGTCCGGCTGATCTTACCGGACAAGAAGGTGATGTGATGGTCGTTTTCTTAGAATTTTGGTATAAATGGTATAAGGTGGATGATAATAAATTTCTTTATCATTTTGCTGATCATAATATCGATGGCACTTACATCCATGTCCCGCAATCTCTTGTTGGAGCATATAAAGGATATGTGTCTTCAAATAGACTATATAGCTGGAGTGATGTTACTCCTACGACGAACGTATCATTATCTGATTTCAGAAGTTACGCAAAAGCGCGTGGCACCGGGTTCCAGGTGATAGATTTTCAACAACATTGTGTAATTGCTATGATGTTGTATGCTAAGTATAAAACACGTAACCTGCAAGGCGTATTAGGACCCGGTGGCGCAGGAAGTAGCCCGGCTACAACAACGGGAAGCAGCAACGCAACCGGCGGTGCGGATACCAAAAACGAAAGTTCAAAGTACGTTTGCGGCTTAGGACTTGAAGGGGTTTTTGGCGGTATCTGTGAATGGGTTGAAGGTGTAGAAATAAACAACCGAGTTTGGAAAATCACCGACCCGGACGGTTCGACTCGCAATGTGAACGCCGAGACTTTCAGCGGTTGGATAATAAATATAGCAGCCGAAAATGGTCCGTTTTTTGATGTGGTGCCGACACAAGTTGGCGGTAGCGATTCCACGCATTATTCAGATTACTATAGTCGGACATCAGACAGCTCCCTTGTTTTGGCGCGCTCCGGTTACCGCTCGTATCCGACTGGCGGCGTGGCGTATACGGATGCGGCTTACGATGCGTCGGACATGGATTCGAGCTACGGTTCTCGTCTTGCTTTCCACGGAACCATATCCGAATTGGCTCCAAGGCAATTCAAAAGATTACCCGTATTATAATATCATATTTTAATTGTTTTTAAATTGTATTGTTAATATTATTACGTATATTTGCGATACAATTTAAAAACATTATATCATGAAGATAAGCTTTTTAAGCAGTAAGGTCTATGTAGGTTCTAAGACAAAAGAAGCTAAAATCAGAAAGCTTTCTATTAGCAAAGATCGGATTATGACCATATCGGTAGATAACCTGAAATGGATGGGTATCGAAGATGCGGTTCTGATTGGTATGGAAGAAGGAGCTGAGTTTAAAGGGGTGTTGGATTCTAATTTGTATATAGCTCCTTCTAAGGTAGAAGACGAGAGATCGTTTTTATTAAATAAACAAGGTGAGAAATATAGACGTATTTACCTCCGTGATGTACTGTCTTCGCTGGGTTGGGATATCGGTGATAATCAGTATGCGGTTTATGATATTGTGAAGATTAAGGACAAAGATGGTGTGTTCTGCCTGGTTCCGAGAGAGATTAAGAAAAGCAAGTTTGAAAAAGGAGAATGATATGGTACAAGATATTGATATAAAATCCAAACGAATATTATTGTTTGATTTTGATGGAACGCTTATAGAAACCGCTTCTGGGAATACGTTCGCTACAGACTTGACAGATATGAGGATTAAGATGGATGTGGTGAATAAGGCTCTTGACCTCATGCAGGAGAACGGTGTTAAGGTATTTGCTATCGTAAGCAATCAAGGAGGAGTAGAAGCTGGGTTTGTTTCTGGAGCTGATATTGAAGCTAAGATAGAATACGTACTGAGGTCCGTACATGATCTGGCGGTAAAGAGAGGCATAAGAGGCGTCCTATATGAAAAAAGGTTGTGTTATTCAAATGACGAACAAAATCCGATGAGGAAGCCTAACACTGGCATGATTGATGATATTCTTATGAAGTGTAAAGACACTGTAATGCGTGGTATGAACTTTAGTCAACTTAAGGGATGTTCGTTGATGGTCGGGGACGCCAGTGGTCTGCCAGGGCAGTTCTCTGATTCGGATAAGGTATGTGCTGAGAAGGCCGGTATTGACTATATGGACGTTATCACGTTTGTTGGTAAATAATTTTAGGTAGTTATGTGCAATATTATGAAGGTGAATAAAACGGCGATAGTTTATCATAAATCGGATTTGGATGGCGTTGTGTCGGCAGCCATCGCAACTATGTATGAACACGGTAAAAACAAGGATGTTGTTTATATCCCGTATTCGTATGAAGATGATGTCAAGAAAGTTATCAACAAAGTGCGTGACTTAGATGCTGTTTACGTTCTTGACGTGTCTTTTGGGGTCGATTCTAAAACGATTTTCAAAAAGTGGCTTGATGAAGGAAAGAGCCTGATGTGGATAGATCACCATAAGGGAATTATCGAAGATAGTAAGACATGGGGGTTCGTAGTTCCAGGGTTAAGGAGGGTCGGTGTCGGTGCGTGCGCACTTGCTGCCGACCTGCTGATGGGGAAGGTGCCGGCGGTCGTCCGGTGCTTGTCAGACTACGATGTGTGGAATAAAGAATCCGGTTTAGGCTGGGATACGGTAGTGGCTGTCCAGTATGCCTTGAGATCAAAAATGCGATTGAATGTGTTAATAGCATTGTCGTATTTGTGTGATCACTTTAAAGAAGATATGAAGGATAATGAGGTTGATCTTATTTTTTATGATCTCGCTAAAGAAGGACGTGCTATAATTAGCTACATGGCTGGTAAAAACGAACAAGAGGTAAGTGCGTACTCGTTCGAAGCGTACGTTGATGAGGTGAAGGTCGTGGCGATGAATACCACCGAATTTAGTTCTAAAGTATTTGATTCTCTTACACCGGACTGGTTAGACGGTAGAAAAATTAAAGCCCTGATGCCATTTTGTATCATTCCAGGTGGTAAAGTCCGGTTCTCTCTTTATGAATGCGTAGAAGACGGCGTAGATTGCTGTGAGGTAAGTAAAAGATTCGGTGGTGGAGGACATGCTGGTGCTGCTGGATTCGTTATAGACGTATCAAGTGACCAGTTTAAGGACTTCCTTGAAAACCATAAACTTACTTCAATTCAATAAATTAATAAGGTCGTGTTTTAAATAGGATTGGTTTCTATCAATCCTATTTTTTTTTGTTGTGTGTGAGGTGGGTGGGTATGTGATGGGAGAGAGGGTAAAAGATGTTTATGTAATGTGGGAGATATGTGAGAAAGAGGTTTATGTCATGAGGGATATGAAAAAATGTTTATGTGATGGGAGAGAGGGGGTACCTATCACGAACCTCCCGCCCCCGAAACGCGTTTTCTCCCCCACACCCCCTTCGCTTGAAAACCGGAAACGCGTTTTTACCTCAAACCTACAAACTCTCTGATTATCAATCACTTATTTAAATTATTGATAATCAATGTGTTATTATAACATATTGATTATAAGCCACTTAAATAAGCATATATCCTACATATTAATGTACGCGTATAATACCGCTCTTGTGTGTTTTGTAACTTGCTTATAATCAGATAATAGAATCGAAATTAATACAAGTTAACAAAAAAAAGATAGCATATATATTTGTAGTATTGATAAATGTCGTATATTTGCGTCGTGATCGAGAGAGATCGCAAGTTAACATGATGGGCCTATATAGTGTACCCGTTGGGCTAACTATATATGTATCTGTTAATCGCCTGCGTTGTGGGCTATTGAATTGAATATCACTTGTTTAACAAATAAATACATAATGTTATGATTACGAAAAAAAACATTAACAAGCTACAGAACGCTGTTATCAAAGAAAATGCTGCAAATTTGGTCGGTGCCGTAAAGTTATACAACGCTTTATTTGCAAATGGAGCTGATCTCAAGGCTATTTGCAAGGCCTTGGAAATACCAGCCGAATATGCTGCAAAGGTTGCATCTCTCGCTAAAGATAAAAAACGCCTGGTAGCCGTGTGTAGCCAAATGTTACCAAAGGTTGGCGATACCTTCGTAAAATTTACCTTGTATTCTAAAATATACAAAGATAGTAAGGTTAACAAGGAAAAAGGTATCGAGAATAAAGAGGTGAAAAATATCGCCTACGGTGAAGAGTATAAGCCTTTTGGGTTTGCTTCTCCCGAACCTTTGGAAGGTAAGAACAGCGCAAAGTGGCTCACTCGTGAAACCGACGAGTATAGAGCTACTTATGTAGCGACACGAATCGCTACTTACTCAATCCGTACCATCGCAAAGTGTGTAAGTGAATACCTCGCACATGAAAGCAACCAGCAGTAACAAGGCACGGAGAGCGCCGTTAAGCTCTCCAAAGGTTTGACGCGTACCGTTAAACGCGTCTGTACGCCGTTGTCAGTGGGTGCACGTCCCGCGTATGCTTTAGACTGAAGTTGACAAAATAGAGAGTTATTTTATATATTGGAGATAGATATACCGTTGCCCTTGCCGTTGGCAATTAAAGGGCTGGTATTACTGCATGGACTATCCGAATAGGTATGGTTTATGTTAGGTATGTGATTACAGTTTGGAAAACATGTCGTTGTACGAGGTTTATCTCCAGATCGAAACGTGTCTTACTTGCTTACACGAAAAATAGAACAAGGCTGTAGATTAAATTACAGGGTACAAGCATGTAGCCTACCATGTAGGGACGTGCCGTATCAAAACGCAAGGACACAATCGCCTTTATTTGTGGCTAAGTTGTGTAGCAGACGGAAAATATAATAACAACATAGTACGAGCCTGTACGCAAGAACTACGTACTAATTACGGGCTGTTGGTTGTAGCATAAAATCTCTATAGGATAGGAATGCGCGTCCGGTTCGATTCCGGAGCAACCTCTAAATAATATAATAGCATGGAAAAGAAAGCAATGATCAACGCTTTAATTGAAGCGTTCAATAAATCTAAAAACAGTTGCGTAAAAATAACATTGCGTAACTATATCGAGACGGTGGAAACATTGAGCGAAAGTGAGTATAAAGAGGCGAAGGGTTTCTACATCGAAGCTCTTAACCGCTGGAGTTAATCATAATTAAAGCATAAAGAAAATGGAAAGGAAATTTAAATCTTATATGGTAGACGTCCGCGGTCTGTCCAGGAAAGAAGCTAAAGAAAAGCGGAAAAGAGCGTATCGGGAATTTATGTTGTATCGTGATCTCAAAGAAGCGTATCATGCCGATACAGGAAAGGACAAATGCAAACGTAAAGTCCATACATCACGAACATACGTGAAAGAAAACATAAACAGTATTTAAATAGGGATAGGGTTGTTCCGAATATCGGAGCAGCCCTATTTTCGTATCCTACCCTTTCTATTTAAGGGTAAGATATTCTGAGAGTGAACGGCGGATGTGAGCTATATTGGTCTAAAACGAAACTAAAATAGGATAGTTTGGATATAATGCCGGTATTTTGTCTATATCATGCCGTTAAAATTGGTCTAAAACGAAACTTTAGGCGGTTTTCTGACCCAAAATAGGGCGTCGGATGCCGCCTTTTTCGTCTCTATGGATTGAAAATTAGGCTTATTGTATTTTTCTTAAAAATTAGGTATGCTTGATTATCAATTAGTTAGGTTTTATAATCCCCGTATTTTCGGACATACTTATTGTAAATTTTTTATTTTATGTGGTGGTTTTTATTAGTAGCTGACTTGTATTTTCTGTCGGTTGGTATTCGCTCTATGTTGGAGTACGGACCGGATCAGTATAATATTGTAATGGTCTTTTGCTTTTCCTTATTGGCTTTGATTATAGGCTTGAATATCTATCTTGATAGGAGAAGCAGACGGTAGGGCGTGGGCTGAAGGCTCTCTATTCTCTCTATGGAATTATATTATCTCCAAACACCCAACACTTCATGCCAGAGTATAAGCTTGTATCGCTCTCCGTATGCCTGTAGTGAGGCCGATAGCGCAGGTTCTATGCGGAAAGCCGGAGGATTAGCCGGGGTTGGAGAGGGGGGAGAGGGAGGGCACTCTCTTCCAACAAAATTAAGACTTACAGCGTTTTTAAAACAGTATTCTGTAGGTAAGAGTTAAGGGCTGCATTATGTGAGTATTTTTTTTCAATCGGAATGTATAACAATTAAAACATGAACGTATATGACTTTGCGCCTGACTTAGATTTGAGAAAGGAGGGAGAAGGTTCTATTTTTGGGGTGAAAGGAATAGAAGACGGTGATGGTATAGTATATGCTAAGGTAGTTAGCTGTGTAGAAGTTAAGGATTACAGTTGTGATAGGTGTATTTTTTTTATGATTGTCATAAGGATAATTGTTATAAGGATAAATGTTTATTATCGCGTAGTGATAGTTGTGTAGATGGAGATTGGCTTTGTAGGTACGAACAGGCTGCCATAGAGGGGGAGTAGGCGGCGCCTTGGGCTAAGGCCTGCGGTTGTAGGTGGAACGTAGTTCGGAGCAGAGCCGGGACAGTTTATTGTGGAACTAAAAAAATAAAAAGGAGGAGATAGCGATATGAAAAAGGCATTTAAGATATTTTTATTATGTTTGTCATAGAAATAGTGATGATAGCTATTTTAGATGCTATGGCGTAAGTGAGAAAAATTTCTTCATTAATTTTCTTATGCTTTAGACAGAGTGCTCCCGTCTGCGAAGATCGGAGCACTTGCTTTATGGGATTCATGGTGCGGTAGGTCGGTTCGATTCCGGCGATCTCACACAACATTAAAAACAAAGGAGGAAAGAAAATGAAAGATAGCATTACATTACATCCGGAACATGGATTGAATCCGTCTATAGAAGTCTGCATGATATGTGGCGAAGAGATGGGGATTGCTTTATTAGGAAATAATATCAAAGGTCAGGCGCCGCATCATATATGCACGGGAGAAATATGTGACAATTGCAAAAAGATAATAGATGACGGAGGCTGTTTTATTATCGAAGTCGAGGATGGATCAGATCAAAAGAATCCGTATCGTACAGGGAGATATTGCGCGATAAAGAAAGAGGCGGCAAAGAAAATACTTGGACAGGAGCATAGTGTTGTGTACATGGAAAAGTCTGCATACAGTCAAATAATACCACAAAAATAAAGAAGAATGTGTTTACAAAAGAAGAGCGATTATTCATTTGGAAAAAGGTATATGAGATGATTGATAGGTCAGAGGATGGGGAATACATATGTGTTGCATTAAGAAATATAGTGTTTATGTATTTCAAAACACATAAAAATATCTATAAGTTTCGTTCAGACGAAATGGTGAGAATATATTTCCCGGAATTGGAGGAGAAGATAAGTATGGCCACAGAACCAGAGGAAACAAGAACGTTTTATGGGTGGTTTGGTTGTATTAGTCCAGAAACGAAGGAGGTAAGGCTGAATATTGTGAAAGATATTATAAAAGAATTAGAATAGTATTTTTGTTAATCTATTTTATTCATCAAATTAAGTTTTGGGTTTTGGCATGTCGGTTCGTGAGGATAGGCATGCCTATTTCTGCATCATAGAGGGGATGACGCGGCGTGCCGGTGCGTATGTGCCGGTCCTGGTTCGATTCTGGGCATCTCACAAACAATAAAACAAAAAAGTTATGAGAATATATAAAAATGATATTATAAAGGCGTCAGCGATAAGCACCGGCGCCGACAGAGGTGTGTTGCTGTGTTCAATAACAGATTCAGGATTCACGTCTATAGCGGGCGTAATATCGGCTGTTAAGGATAAGTTACCAGGCAAAGATCATAAGAAGATGATTTTTGAAATACGGAATGATGGAAGAAACGAATATGGTAGATATAATAATTGTGGAGGAAAAATATGAAATACAGAGGTCTGTTGCTCCCTATGATATTAGCTGCAATGTGCGGAGATGATGCCTTTGTGCTAAATACTAAAAGGGGAAAAGGAATGCAATCTACATATAGAAGAGAAAAGATTGTCAGAACAGAAAAAGAATTTGATATTAATGGTACTAAAGTAATGGCATACTCAAGAAAGGATGCCATTAAAAGATTAAAACATAAGAAGTAGAAAACGGATTTTTATGTTAATGTTAGTTTTTTCATTTTTATTGAAAGGAGCGCCGGCCCGTGAAGGTATGCGCTCTTTGTATTTATATAATGCTTGACATACTCCCATCGCTAAAGCAAACGGGATTCTTGGATACAAACGTACGGAACCCCCGGTTTTACAATCGTTGGAATCACCCGCACTTTCCAACTCGGAAATGCCCTTCCGAGGTCGCAAGACAGGGCAAATATAATGTTTAATTATCATCTGACACATAAATGGGATCAGTATTACCATTAAATAACATAAAACAATAATAATATGACAGATAATAACATAGACGTGAATATCGTACCTGTAAAGAATGGTGCGAAACGTGTTGTGGTATCATATTACCATTATTCACGCAAGGACAAAAATCACATGAGTTCCCAAACGGATTACGTTTGGGAAACAAAGAATGAAGAAATGTTTAAATACTTTGAGGCCAGGAGGACAAAAGTATTTTATAGTCAGATTCGTGCCATGTGTAGATTCTATGGCAAGAAAAATGTACGTAAATACAAAAAGTTATGATATTAAAAACGACAACCAACGAGTTTTGTTTTATTAACGTAAGTTTCTATGAAACAATAGCAGATCCTCGATATTTCTTTGAACAAGATTATGAAGAGATGCCGGAATATGAGGAGGAATTAGATTTTGATTTTGATTCTTATTGTAATAAGTTTATTCCTTTTGTACAGGAATGGGCGGATAAGGTGGGCGAACGCCTTTATGAATATGGTGTGAATAACATAAAGGTAATATCGGTAGGACATCCAAAAGAGTACAATTATGGTACTGATTGGATGGATGTAAGGATAGAGTTTTGTGATGAATGGAGGCAAAAGATGTTATCTAACATTGGTAAGATTGTTAATGATGATAAATGCAAGAAGTATGCGGAGGCTAATTATCGGTCGGTATCAGGATACATCTTTTTAGGGCCTGAAGATTTAAAGGAATTTGAAAAGAAAATAATAGAAAGAAAGTCGGATTCGGGATATGATGTAACAATATTATTAAATATGTATCTAACTTTGGCTTTTGTAAAAGAATTTGGATTTAAAGCCGGAGAAGCATGGAGTGAAATAACAGAATATGCTTACGGATGTTTGTCGTATTCTGATTTTGCAACAACAGAGATGCTTATACCAGAAGGTTCGGAGCATTTGTTCAAAGACATTTACACGGCAAAGGCCGACGAATTATATCATCATGTCCTGGATAAATTCGGATGGGCGTGGCGTGATCCGAAATATAAGTCAGAAACAGAATTATGCGCGATGCTAAAGTGGGCAAAAGAAAAAGGCTTGACCATTGAAGAGTTAAGTATTTAATTGTTAAACATAAGGCAGTAGTGGTGCGTGAGTATAGGTGCTGCCGTTAAAATATTTTATAAGATGAAAAAAGAAGAGATTCAAACTATTTTATACACAATCAAAGAAGGAGACAGTATTAAAATCAAAGTACAAGACAAAAGTGAAGAGATAAGATTGCGGGATCATGTAAGAAGAACGCAGAAATACGGATACAGATTTTGTTTGTCTCATTTGCATGATGGAATTTTCTACTTGGAGAAGTTGGAAGAAGGGGATAAGGATAAATACTATAGAGTAATAAACAGAGGAAATGGAAAGACCGGAGTATAATAAACTACGCAAAATGGCTAAGACTACTCCAGGTCTGATAGTGGACGAGGTGCAAAACATGATGCGTGTATCGCTATACGATAATGGGAAACTTAAGAAGGTGGTAGTAGTAATGAAATGCGATTCTTTTTTACAGTCAAAAAGTAACATAGAAAAGATAATGTTATTATCATCTTCTATAGAAGATAGAAAAAACAAAGAAAAAAATAAAACAAAATCAGAAAATGAACAGAATAACAAAAATAAGAGAAGAAATAGGAGAAAAACAGGTTGATTTAACCTTTTACGGGCGCTTTTGCAGCCTTATCGAAGGTGATAGAAAGATAATACTAAGGGCGATAAAAAACGGTCGTAAAAAAGGCGTAATCGGAGCCATTCAGCCTGGGAGACATGATAGAATTTGGACCACATGGTCTATTGCTTTTGATGATCTGAAGGTAGGGGATACGGTAGAGTTCAGTACATCTGGAAAATACAATCCCGGATTTCATTCTACAGAAAAGTATGTAGGGTGTGTAGAATGGATAAAAGGATCGGAATGTGCGATAAAAACAGGTAAGGGGATGGCAGTAGTATTAATTAAACACATAGAAAGGGTAGTAAAATAATGGATTTAAGGATGTTTATAGACCTATTTCAGGAGATTGAGGTAGAAAACTTGTTTAAAGCGTTAGATTTATGTATGGAATATGTAAGATTAGATTTACATGTGTTTAATGTAGGAGCTCATGTAACGTGTTCATACAGCAATGATCTTGAATCTCTTTCACAGGCAGAAGGTTGTAATGTGAATATGATAATAGAGGTACCCTACTTATTCGAAGCATTCATGGAATATGCTTCACCGGAAATGAAGTTGTATTATGAAAAACTAACAGAGATAGTATAATATGAAAGAAGAAGTAGAACGGATAAAGAAGTTGGTAGGCATAGATCATAATAGATGGGAGCAGCCTTGTACATGTGATAAATGTAAAAACATGTGTAAAGTTCCTTGTATTGGTACGCCAAAAGACATAGAAGCTATCATAGATGCCGGATACGCTGACAGGCTAAAAAAAACAATGTGGATGGTAGGGTATCTTGCAGTGAAAGAAAAACCAATAGCGATGATCCAGCCAACAGTGAAAGACGGGTGGTGCGCATTCCGCCAGCCGGACGGTCTCTGCGAGCTGCATGACCGTGGGCTGAAGCCGACCGAAGGAGTTCTGGCTTCCTGTAAGGTGGTTGAAGAAGATAATATTCCAACATACGAAACATCCGTACTTAGAGCAGTAGCTCATGAGTGGGTTAAGGTGGAGAACTTTGGAAATGTAATGAAGGTCGTTTTTAAATTTTTGCATGAAAATGAACGTAGAAAATAAATTAGATAAAGTGGTTAAGATCCTAAAAGAAAAAGGATTTGTAGTATATAGAAAGGGCGGGAAGGAGCCAGGTGTGTTTTACGCTAAAGAAGGTGACAGCCGGATAGGATTCGTTTATCCCAACAACGGATATATATACGACAGGATAAAAATGTGGTCTTTCTCAAGGGTGTATAAACCGCATAAGAAAACAGGGTCTTCGTGCTTAATGTGTGTCAGCGACGAATTTACTATAGAGAATGCGATTAAGAACATAGAGGATAGACTGTGGGTGAATTATATAAAAGATGGTAACAGAAAACGACCAGAAGAATATAAAAATATAAGAGAATTTGTTGGTAGCTTCACTAAATTCTACAACTCTGTAGAATTAGTTGAGGTTAAGTAGTTTTCCATGCGAGTTAGTTGCCGGCACTGGTCTGTGAAGATAGGTGCCGTTTTTTTATTCAAGAAAGGAGGACAAAGATGGAGAAAATAAGAATAGAAGTAGACAAAGTGATATTATACTATATGGATCGGGTAGACCCTTACGGGAACCCATACCGGTTCTATGTGTATAAAGGAATGGCATCTGAAATAGAATACTTTTGCACGGAAGAGGCAGGTAATATGACTATACCAATCGGAGGAGGAAAGTAGAGGAGGTAAGATATTTATAACTACTGGAAAATATGCTGTGAATTTTTGGTGCTGGGAAAAGTAAGCATAATGTAAAAAGAAGATTAAAATAATAGCTTATGACATTTCGAGAATTTATGCAGGAGAACGGCTATGACCTGATAACTACCTTTTGGGAAGATTTCAGCATAGCCGACAAGTATGGTATAGCAGGTGTCAAAGATACCTACAAACGTGCATTCAGTGAATGGAAAGACGATTATAAGTTCTTTACAGAATTGACGATGATATTGAATCATAAAATCTGGCAGCATTATGAAAGCAATCGTGAACTGGCTGCATTGTATGACCGGTTGTGGCGGGAAGCTGACGAGTATGCCATGAACAACTTTAAGGGAGAGGAACTTGATTATTATTATAAAATAACAGATTAATATTATGACAGCAGCAGAAAAATTGCGTATGGAAATAGCGCAAGAAGCACCATTTAGTAAGGACGAATTTATTAGTAAAATCTCTCGTCTAATTAAGGCGTATGGATATGCAAGTTTTATTTGCGACAAGCATATTCGAGAAACCGATGTATCGCCTAACGGTAACACGATTCGTATGGCACATGAACAGGTGGCAATTGATTTTGCTCGTTCTGAGGGTTTCTCGGTATCATACAAACATAACAGTTATGGTGTCAGATACATAGTATTTACTTTGTAATTTAAATGTGTATGAAAACAGAAAGTGTATATGTAACCGTCAAAATCGACATAGGTTGATTCCTGTTGGGATTATTATATGGAAACAGACGAATTGATAGAAGAAATAATGAAAAAACATAATCTGAAAAAATAAGGAGATGGGGAGATCATGAGGGTGTATTATCAGAAAGAACACCAAAGAATTACAAATAATACTGATTCAGGTCAACGGCTGATAGTGACGGACGCCACAGGAGACAGGTGGGGTAAAGTGCGAAGAGCTCCGGTTCAGGGGAGACGCGGGCTGCATCACATGGCGTAAGGTTACAGTAGATGAAATTATTGAACATTTTAAAAGAAGATAATTATGGGATATATATATACAAGATGTGGTGGAACAAAGGTTGCTTGTGAAGCCATAGTAAATCCGAATACCAGAGAAATAATAGATTATTTTGATGGATCTTTAGCGCATGCTATTTGCGGGGATTGTGAAAATGAGGTAATAATATCTAACGTTGAAGAAGTCAAACATGAAATTGATTTAAGATTTCATGAATTTGTAGAAAGAACAGGTAAGGAGCCTGAATACGTAGAATGTCAGATTGTATGAAAGGAGACAGGAGACGATAAAAGAGCGACAATCAAACTATCGCTGAGTATCAACGATGATGATAATGATGATGTTTTTTATTATTGTAATGGGATAGAATCATTTAAGCAACTTGCTGAATACGGGATGGGAGAATTTATCGTAACATTTTGTTGGAGTTTCTTTTAAGAAATACATTCAGTTATCATTTTTTAATAACATATCTTATGAAAACACAAGAAGAATATGCCCATGAAATTGACGAAATCGTTCGCCGGGATGTAGAGAGCTGCCAGCCAGTATCTTTCTATAAATCACAACAAGAAATCCAGAAAGTAAATCCGCTTTATGCTTTCAAGGTGGCCACTGCTTATTTTAGAGAACAAGGGAAGGTTCCGGTATTTGAAGATAGTAACTGTAGATTAATAAAACTATGAGCATAAAAGTAATAAGATACAGGTTGCCATCTTGTTGGGCTTGTCCGTTAATCAATGATGATTACACTGGATTAACGGATGAAGAATGTGAGGAAATCCATAAAATACAAGATATGGAAAGATTGAATTTTGAAACATTGTTTCGTACCGTAAGATGGGATTACAACCGTTGCTTTAAGGATGAATCACTGGACAAGGATTTGTTCGTAGAAAAATACGGACGGGTAATGGGTGAACATTATTATAACAAGTTTGTCCATGAATTTGACGGAAATATTCTGAAGATGGTTGGTTACTTCAGAGGTTCCGAAAAAGAGGGGCAAGTCTTCTGCGATATGATAACCGAACGTATTGAAAAATACGAAAAGAGAATGTCATATGATAAAGGTAAGTTAAACAATTAAAAAGATATTTATATGAACAATTCAATGGTCGCTCACTTGTGGGCTCATGAACAAGAAGAATCAGCATCAGGGAGCAATTTCTTCTTTGAAGGTACAAGTATTTATTCTTATGGGCATCACTTTGAAGTCGGGAGAATAGTAAAAAACAAACAAGGGAAGAAAGCATACCTGATAAATGAAGATTATTATTCTGCTACCACGAGCAAACATCAATGCTATGTTCGTAATGCGATACCAACTTGGGCAATGGTTTTCAGTGTAGGGGATAATATATCGGATACTGGTAATATGAGGTTTGTTGCCAGCAAACTGGAATCAATTAAGAAGTCTATTGAAAAATACAAAAGAGCTAAAACAGAATTATCTTATACAGATATTTGGGGCGCTTTTGGGAATATGATGGATTACATTCAGTTCTTTAACATGGGGACTGCTAAGAGTATCCTTAAAAAGAGTGCTAATGATTGGCTTGGAACCAATCATGAATTATCCAAGAGCGGAGATAGTATCAAGCGTAAGCACGTACATGAATTAAAACGCATCTTTCAAATTTTATTGGATCATCAAGGATTAAAAGTGTTAGGGACCGTAAATGTGATTGTTGATGAAGTTTGCGGGGAAGGTACATGGATTAAGTATTCAGAAAGATCTGAAAGATGGAGAAAGGGTGAGGAAGAAAGAGAAAGAATAAAATTAGAGAGATTAAGAAAGGAAGAAGAAGCCCGTTACAAGGATTTTGATGAAAAACTGGAAGAGTGGAAGTCAGGAGAAATCAATTTCTTGAATACACCTTTCTATATTCCTAGTGAAAAACCTAACGCCTGGATTCGTATAAAAGGAAATATTATTGAGACAAGTAAACAGATAAAGATTGGAATAGCAGAAGCCAGAAAACTGTGGCGGGCTGTGTCGGCAATGCACCGGGGCGCCGAGTTTCGGCACGGTCTGGTGGAGGACGTCACCGGTCACCAGTGGAGTCTAAATCGGTACGAAAACGATTTGCTAACCGCTGGATGTCATAGGATAGCATATAACGAAATGGAGAGAATAGCAAAACAACTGGGATGGGTGTAAGTAGTCCATCTTATTTTATTAATCACATAATTAAAAACAAGAAAAATATGAAAAATCTAATTATTGTTCCGTTTGATTTAAATACGGCGAGAAAAATTAAAAGCGGAGAAATAGAAGGTTCGGTATTAATTGATAATATTGAGATAGAATTTGTATATGAGTCGAAAGACTGCGCCGGTCCTTATAATTTACTTTTTGTAAGAAAAGATGGATATGGAATAAGTGCTATATATGCCAACACGGAAGGTTGTACTATTGGCGGCACCACTCTGGAATTGAGGGTAGAGGCTGGAGCGTATTTCAAGAAAGGAGATGTATTAACAAGCACTAATGGATATCAATTCATATATGATGGAATTATTACCAAAGGGATAATGGGATGTATATGCGGAATGGCAACATTTGGAGATATTGGGTTTGATTACAAATTATGGACTCATGTGTATGACGAAGATAAAAAACGGCATGTAAGAAAGGCTATAGAAGAAGAGAAGAAATTTTTAGCAGAAAAGATTATAAAAGTCGAAGACAGTAGAAAAATAGATATAATAAAACGATATTTAAGTGAATATGAGTATCTATTAGATGAGATGCCGAAACATGACTTCAAACCATTTGAACGAGTATTGGTAAGAAGAACTAACCAAGAGAGGTGGAAATTGCATTTATTTTCCAGAGAATCAGGAGAAGATAATAAATACGAATGCTTAGGAGGGGTAGGATTTAGTCAGTGTATCCCATACGAAGGAAACGAACATCTTTTAGGAACTAATAAAAATGGATAACAAATATGAAAACAATAACATACGAAGGGGTGCAGCATGGAGACTGGGTGAGATGTGTCTTATGTGGGGCGCAAATGCTTCTTCCATGTGGGGCAGATAAATGCCCGGAATGTAGAGAAAATGGCACTTTAAGATGGGTCGACGAAGAGAGGCAGGAGATGGATGCTAAAGATTTGGATTGCTTAGGTTATGTAAGAGAGTTGAGGGTAGATGATTATTTATCTCCAACAACATTAGAAGAGATCAAAGAGTCAACTGACGGACTGTATATAATCTACAAAGACGGACATGCAGAGCCGTTTACCGGCGATAACTCCAAAGATTGTGTACGATACATCGGGTTGAAGCACAGATACATGTCATTTGCAATCTCACTGACGGAGCATGATATCGTACAATTGCTTGACGATGATAGCCGTGAAGAATCCGGAAGTGGGACATATTACGAACGTGAATGTGATGCGCTGTTTGACATTGACGGACGCGGCAATACGGAACGCCTTGTAACCAGAAATCCAAAATTGAGAAATCTGCTGGAAGATGGCGAGTATATACCATCTCTTGGTCAATTAAATTTAATGGCCCATTATATGGACGAACTAAACAAAGCATTCACTTATGTTTCGGCATCTCCCCTCTCCTCGACGTGGTATTGGTCCAGTACTGAGAGCAGCCAGGCCGTCGCGTGGTACGTGGTCTTCTCCAGTGGCCTCACGGGCACCGGCAACAAGCACATCGGAGACATGGTTCGGACGGTAATTGATTTTTAAAAAGGATTACAATGATAACATCGGTAAAAATAAAAGACAACACAAAAACTCCTTTTGAATATGCTTCTGACATAGAAGCATTTGAAAATGGCAGAGAATTTATTTTCAAGCCAGGAGTGAACGTAATTATAGGTAAAAACGGTAGTGGAAAATCAACCTTGCTTAACATCATATCAATGTATGCGTTATGTGAGAAATCCATGTGCTCTGAAATACCGATCGAGGCACTGGATTTTCCACCTATATTTGATGATGATGATGATGATGACAAGGTTCTTGATGGGATTGACATATCATCCGATTATGCAGGGAAAGTATTCCGTTTATTGCCATCGGCGGAGATGAATCGAGATAGTGTATTAAAAAACATCAGCAACTTAGATTTGTATGTGAATAATATTCGAAGATCTTATGGAGAGAAAGTGGTGTTATCATTGGAATCACTTTTCAATTTAATATTCGGTCAAAAGGATTATACATTTCCAATACAAGATCTTGTAGAATACAAGAAAAAATCAAATGCGTTTTGGATTAAAAGAATTGATAACCTGTTGAAGTATTATGAAAGAAACCGCATAACATTAACAGAAAGCAGTTTTGAATACACGGTTCTCATGGATGAGCCAGATAGGAATCTTGACATTGACAACATAATGCAAATTTATAATGTATTGTCATTCCATAAACCACAAACACAAATTATAGCCATAGTACACAATCCGGCATTGATTTACAAGTTAAGCAAATTAGATTGTGTGAATTTCATAGAGATGACAGAAGGGTATCTTAATAAAACTTGTACATTTGTGTCCAATTGATCAAGGCATTTATATGTCATTTTAACACATTTTTTATAAATCAATTAATTATTCATTTTTAAGTTACAGTCATGAAAACATTAAAAGAAAAAGACAAACAATCTTTTTTAGCAAGAAAAGAAGAAGTTTATTCCTTAATAATGGAAATGGGATCATTATTGGCAGATTATGATCATCAATGGTCTAATGAACTAAGAAGAAAATTTGAAAGAGCTACTTCTTTTCTTTCCTCTATGAATTAGAATATTTTCTATCATCGGGGAACTTGTTGGTAGGATTATAGAATACAAAGTAAAACAACTTATTGCAATGGCTTATTTCATATTAATGGGAAGAAGAATCCCCAAACAAGCTATAACAGGCTTCAAATTTCAAAATGAAACAGATAACATTCGTCCTTTTCTGTCAATCAGGATAAGGGGAAAGGACGAAATTATACCTTTCAAAGATAAAAAGGAGATACAGTCCGTAAAAGCGCATCTGTGTTCTATCTTCTCCGGATTTGTAAAAATAGGCGACTGGTATCTCAAGATGTCGGAAGTTAAGGAATATAAGCCGGTGACCGCCGAAGACATGAACCCCTACATCTTGTTTAAGACATCTAAGTTCGGAAACATAAAAGTTCGTTTCCCGAAAGATGAAGATATGGATGCAGAATTATTGGTGTTAGATCAACTTTTTGATGTAGAATGAATTATTGATCATATTTTAGAAATCATGACCTGGAAAGAATTAAAAGACAAAATATCTCTTATGACAGAAGAAGAGCAACAAAAAGAAGTTGCAGTCTGGGGAGAAAATATGAATCTAATGAAAGATTGTTCCTTGGAGAAAACAGACGAGGATATGTACTACAACTCTGAATGGGATTATACTTGTGAAGAGAGTGAATTGGAACCGGAAGACAAGAATGACCCTGATGTACATAAGGTATATGAAGCAGGAATGCATTATATTTATTCAAATTGATTTTAAAAAGATCTGATTATGGCAGTATTAACAACACTAAATATAACGGAAAAGAATGATAACAACAGTTTATCTGTAACTGTTAAAGTGAATATCACCAAAAAAGGAGTGGTTACCACTACTTTATCAAAAGAAGATGTGGATAAGATTCGTTCTTATGGGATCAAATTACCTACAAACAGATTAGGTAACGAAGGATATTTCAATAGCACATCATTTTCTGATCTGGTGAGTCAAATCAGGGAAGTTCTGAAGAGATGTTTGAGTTATAAAATAGTAGAAGAAGTACCTGTTATTAAGTATCAGTTAGAAACTCTCTGTTCATTTGCCTATGACAAAAACGGAGACATTGTCCCTAACCCCTCTAAGGAATGGACAGGAGGCGATGAAAATGGAAAATGGAGAGATGGAACTTCCCGTTTAGATGCCTTAAACACCCAACCTTTCGGTTTTAGTGTTTATGCAAAACCATTTCTAAAAAGAGTAATTGAATATGGAAATGGAGAGACAAAAGTAGAATACGGCAGGTTAAATACAGAAAAAGGAACTTATGCGCACTGGCTGAATTGTGTAACGAGCATATCATACAATAGACATAAACAGGTAATGGAAGTGGAGTGTAACGAATGTACCTCGAAATTATTCGTTGATATGATCAAGTCCATTTGTAATATAAGCGAACAAGTTAAGAGTTTTGTCAATCCAGAACAAATCCTTCATGTGACGATGGATTGATAATCAATCCAGCCGATAAGCATATTAAATAATTTCAAAACTAAAAATATTTAAATTAATTAAACAATAATAAGACATGAAACAAGATATAGAATTTGCTATTCCTCTTTTTAAAGCTGGTGCAGAATGGCGCATTAACAGCGTGTGGCATTCTATAACAGTAATTCCAGATTGCCACCGTTTTATTGTGTTTCTCCCTAAGAAATCAACAATAGGATCAAAGAATCCAATTATGGGTATATTGGAAGAGAACAGAACTTTTATATCCAGCCGTCCAGGATGTATTTTATGCAGATTAGATGAAATGGAATCATGGGCTTATTTGGATGATCTATTACCTTAGGTAATTATATACTCAATTAATTATTCATTTTTAAAAGTTAGAGTTATGAGACAAAAAAGGAAAAACACTTCATCCAATTTGGAGAAACAAAAAAAATGTACTGATAAGTATGAATACATATATTTGCCAAAAGATCCGTTTAAGAAGCATCCTAATAAAAAAGGAGAATGTTATTTAATTCGTAGAGGCGAGGTCTAATACCGGAATGCAAAACGTTTTAGGACTTGACGATCCTAATGATAGATCGGGTACAAAATTAGTAAAAATACTATCCTCTAAAGCTATAAGCGACTGTATTCAAGATGGTTATTTATCGGTAAAAGATAAGCCATTTCCTTGTTTTAAAGAAAATAGAAGAATGAATAAATTAAGAAGAAAATTTGAAAGGTTGTGACCGACAGAGAGCTTCTTGAAGAAAACAATAAGATGTTAAAGGAAATCCTAAGTTTTGTGAGAAAAGTCAATTCTGTTGAATACAGGGATCATCATGACTTTATGGAATTTCTTAGAAATGTGGCAGCCGATATATGGGTAGAATATACGGAGCCTGAACAAAGAGGTAGATTGTTTAATTTAATAAATAAAAATAAATGAAAACAGTTTTTGATTTAAGCAGAGATGAGATCGTGTCATTGACATGCAAAGAGATATATCTGTATATAGACAAAGAGCTTGCTGGTAAAGGTATTCCAATTGAAGCTAAAAACTGGAATATAAAGAACAAAAAAGAAGTCGTGTATCCAGGAACTGGAGTTCCAGTATTTATGTTAAAAGATATCGGTATCGGTTTTAGAACCATAGAAGGTGCAACAGAGGTGGCTAATTTGCTTATTAAATATAATGCATTTAAAATGGAATCAAAGTTTCTGATAGGATCGCATGAACAGTTTTGGATCATAAATGGAAGTGTTTGCCCAGCCATTACAGGAGAAGCAGGATATAGCAAGGAAGAGTTTGATAAGGTAAACAAGGAAAACAAAGATCCAGAATTGGAAAGTATAAATTCCTTCAATGATACTGTGAAAAAAGCCAATGAAATTAAAGACAGGGTGTTGAAATACGTGTACAACATAAAACAAGAGCGTTCATATAACAATGACCTGATTGGTATCTTTGAAAGGTATAAAGATATAGCAGACGGTGATATGGAGGTAGCTATGAATTTTATTAAGGAGGCCTATCCATTCAATGAAGAAACAGAATCGTTTATCAGGAAAAAGTTTGACATGCCTATGCCGAACGAATCAAAAGAGCAGTAATTAAGCTAAATTAAATCATTTTGAATCTTTTTTATTATCAAAAGACATATCTTTGTCCAAAAAACAAACAGAATGGAAGAAAAAGAGATAAAAGAAGCTATGATTGAAGCCCTGACGCACTTAGAGGGGTGTAAGTATTTCGTAGCCACGATAGTAAATGAAGAGGAAAGAAGATTTGATATGAGCCTAAGAATGTCACAGCATCAATTGGCGTTAATTATAAAAGGCATCTTATCTAATAATGAGATGATGATGATGGATGTTTTGCAGTGGTGTTCTGAAAGATTTAAAAATAGTATAGAGAAAGGAAAGAAATCAACTAATTAAATATTAATACAATGAATCGCTGGTTTGAAATTACGGTAAAAGCCGAGATTGATAATATCGAGAACGGCAAAAAAAAGAAAGTAACTGAAAAGTATTTGGTAGATGCCTTGTCTTATACAGAGGCAGAATCAAGATCTTTAGAGATTTTCAAGGATTTATTTCAAGTGTTCGACATTATTAAAATAAATCCTATTAAAGTGTCGGAAATCTTCTTCAACGGAGAAGCTGAGTACTGGTATAAGTGTAAGGTGAATTACATTACACTGGATGAAAAGAAAGGTAAAGAAAAGAAAACACCATGCTATATGTATGTCCAGGCCGGCAATCCCAAGGATGCCGAAGCTGTGTTGACTAAAGGCATGCAGGGTACGTTGGGCGACTGGAATTGCGAAGCTATTGCTGAAACGAAGATTATTGACGTATTCAAATACGATCTTCAGAAGGGAGCTGAAAAATTAGGCGAGAAGAAGAGTGAAGAGTAAGGCTGATGTAGTTTCCAACATAGCGCTTGTTGTGGCGATAATATCATTGCTTTCAGCAGGCGCTTTCCTTCTGATAGTGATTAAGACAGACGAGGTATCTAAATTATTAATGAACGTACCTTATCTACTGGCTTCAGCGGGATTGTTCTTTTCAATAATATCATTATTATTCGAATGGAAAGCAAGGAAAAGAAGCTATACGTCTGCGAACGATGCGGACGAAAAGTGATGATAAGAAGTCATGGCTTATGCCAGGCTTGCAGGAGCAAAGAGTTGACTCCGAAGAAAAAAAACAGAATTACATCCATTAAAAACAGCAGCAAGAAGAAAAAGTTAGAGAACCCGGATTTATCCGGGTTTTTTCGTCTTATGTTGGAGGAGTTAAATAGTATTCGGATGTCTATGACTGGTAGGGCTATTCATCTTCCTACAGTATGTAACGTATGTCACATACTTCCGAAAAGGATATATAAGTCGGTTGCTACTTGCAGGGATAATATAGTTTTCCTTCATGAATCGGAGCATACGGTATTCGACATGTATCTTGACCGGATGGAATTTGATAAACTTGAAACAGAATTTCCTTTTGTATGGAAGTATGCGGTAAAGAAGGTACTGGATATGGAAAGCAGGGGAATGATTAAAGAAAGAGGTAGATTAATTATTGAAATAATTGACAGATATGAGAAAACTTTATAAAATAAGAATAGAAGCTGACGATGAAACTATCTTTTATGCTCACATACAGAGAGAGTTATGGTAAGGATATAGCTATCGCAGTGAAAGATAGAGATAAAGATGAAGTGGAAACAGTGTTACATTGTATTAAAGAAGAATTGATTAGAGGAAGATCATGAAAGAGAAAATAAAAATATTGACAGATTTAGGGTTTGTGCCTATGGTGGAAGGAGAAGGAAATACGTTGTTTAGAATGAACGATGTTGTGATGTCGGTATCAGACCCCAATCAAACACCGGAGCAGTTAAAAAAAGAAGTTATGTCTTTGATAAAGAATAAAGACATAGCAGAAAGAGGCGGACAGGCTCCAGTAGTTAAAGAGCCGGCGCCTGAGCCAGAGCAGGCCCAGAAGGAGGAACCTGAAGCTCCGGCGGAGGAAGCCGCTCCTAACCCTGGAGAAGAAGATTCGAATCCGTTTACAGAAAATCAGGAAACGTTAGAGCCGTTTTATATCTGTGATGAGTTAAAGAAGATTGAGACTCCCAAGTTCGTAAGATTGACATTAGACGGTAATCGTTTTTATGTAAGAAAGATGGACGATGGGACAGCCAAGATATATGCTTCGGTAACAACCATGATAAGAGACGGATTCGTAGATGACAAGACGGCTCTTCAAGAATGGAGACAGGAGATGAGGATGATTGGTCGCAACCCGGAAGAAGTATCAGAATATGATGCAGATAAAGGAACGATCATGCACTACCTATATGGATTGTACTTGACAGGTAGAGATATGGTCTTAAATCGAAGTTTTATAGTTAAGACAGTGCAAGAAGGCAAGCTGAAGATATCGAAAAAGAATCTTGACAAATTCTTTGGTAGCATAGATGATCTTGACGATATGATTGTCAGAGTTATGAAGTTTGCTAAGTTTTGTTCGGAGTATAAGGTTAAGCCGATGATGATTGAAAGAATATTATCATTAGAAGATTATTTGGTAGCTACTCCAATAGATGCGATGGTTAAAATGACATTCAAATACAAAGAAGAAGGTTATTTTGGAGCCGTGTATCAAAGGGCTACGGGGCAGTTCAAAAAAGGCGATCCGAAGAAGGAAGTGAGAGAAGTGGAGAAAGAAGAGATTGTTATCTTAGATTTTAAATCAGGTGACATACGAAATGAACATGCTTTTCAATTGGAGGCTGAAAGGAGAATGGTTAAAAACTGGTACGGAATTGATGCACGTATTATGAATTTTTCTCCAAAAAGCACGAACAGTAAAGGTTATACGCTAAAAGAATGGTCTGATAAGAATGCTGCTATGGAGAAAGCGGACTGTGTGTTCCAACAAGGGATGTTGAATCATATCAGAAAAGATAAGAGGTTCAAAGTGAGAAAAGGAGTGCTGAATATCAATAAGCCATACAATGAAGAGGATCATATTGTTGTATATGATATTGCTGAGGAAATGTCTAAAAGATTTGTAATATAAATAAGCATTATGCTTGATTTCAGAAAATACGAAAACGTACCCCGGTTTCAACTTGACCGCAGGCCCGGCAGGAGCCGACTGAAGCTAACCTGCCCGGCTTGCGGGAAAAGCCGGTGCCTCACTCCTTATATTGATGTGGCAACAGGTCAGGTTGTTGGCAACGAGTTCGGAAGATGCGATCATGAACGGACTTGCGGTTACGACAAACGACCTACTGGTAAGGATGTAGGCGACAAAGATCTTTGGATTTCGGGAAACAAGTGTATAAGAGCTTATCGTCCTCCTGTAAATCCTGACGTTGTAAATTACATACCTTTTAGCGAGTTTGAGAGGACTGTGGTTCCAGACGATAGAAACACCGTATTTAGATTTTTATCGTCTCTATGGGGAAAAGAAAGGGTATCTGATGTGTTCAGAAGGTATCATGTCGGAACAATGGATTTATGGGGATGGAAAGGATGTTGTATATTCTGGCAGATAGACAAGGACTTTGTATGTAGAACCGGCAAGATTATGGACTTTTATATAAAGACCGACAGCCAGGGGAATGAGATTGATGTAAAAAGAGTGAAAGAAAAAGACGGTGACAATGAACGGCCTCATGTTATGTTTTATCACTCGTTGCATGCAAGAGACTTCTTGTTTAGACAATGCCTGTTCGGAGAGCATCTTCTAAGCCAGTATCCAGATAAGGTGGTTAATTTGGTGGAATCAGAAAAGACGGCTATTATATGTGCCGTGAATAAACCGGATGAGTTATTTGTAGCTACCGGTGGGTTGCAGAACCTAAGGCCGGAAGTGATAGATGTTTTAAAAGATAGAAAGACTGTAGCTTTTCCGGACAAAGGACAAGCATTTGAGACATGGAATAAAAAGATAGATGGGATGATGATGAAGTCAAGGATAAAAGTATCAGACTATCTTCAAAATGTTGAAAATGTAGGAGACGGAGATGATGTGGCAGATTTGATAATTAGTAACAAGGTAAAAGAAAAACAGTATGAGCCTGGACGTTTATATTAAAAGTAAGAAGAAAGAAGAGGATCGTGAATGGGTTGCAAACATCACCCACAACATGAACAAGATGGCACAAAGAATATTCGTATCAGAAAATAAAGAAACGCTGTACGATTATGTTTGGAGACCAGAAGAATTGCATAGAGAAATATATACCAATGAGATGAAGAATGTACTTACAAAAGGTATATGTATTATGGTCTCCAAGAGAAAAAGTCTTTTGAGATACGAGCCGAAAAACGGATGGGGGTCTTATGATTCATTTCTTAAGTTTCTTATCGAATATAAAAAGGCGTGCGAAGATCATCCGGATTATATAATTGAAGCAAGTAGATAACAACATGGAAAATTATAAAAATACTTTAAATGAGGTAGTGGTGATCGAATCGTCACCAGAAACGTATTTTGTTTACGCTATTCGTAATGCTATTCGTATCTCTAAATGTGCGTATCCGACAGCCAAGAAAGTAATTTTCAAAAGAGAGGACGTAGAGGTAGAGATCTCAGAAATGGAAACTGAAAGCGGTTTGTATGAAAAGTTTAAAGAGAAACAAAAGGATAGAGTATGGAACTCAATGTGCGGCAACAACGGATTTTAAGAGGCGAAATTTGCCCTTATTGCGGAAGAGAAACCGAGTTGGTCAATGCCGATAAAATATATAGCAGAAAAGGCTTAGGGATGGTTATGATGTGCAAACCATGCAACGCTTATGTCGGTGTTCATGAATCAGGGCCGAATAAGGGAAAAGCTAAAGGCCGGCTTGCGGGGCCATCACTGAGGTCTCTTAAGATAAGAGTCCATGCCGAACTTGACAGATTATGGTCTACGCCGGAGGAACGGGAAAGGATGTATAAAGATTTATCTGAATTTCTATCTATACCGGAAGAGTACACACATATAGGTATGTTTGGCGAGAAGACGATGGGAAAAGTCTTTCAGTTCTGTCATGTAAACAAAGAACGATCAGGTTCGAGAATAGAATGGCATAAGCCTGGAGATAAGTGCCCTAATAAGAACAATCAAATAGTGTCAGGAAGTAGCGCATGTAGAGGATGTCCTGAGTATCTCCATGATGAGAAAGATGGGTGTGTCTGGTGTGATCCTGATATGAGCTACGGCAGGTTGAAATAGGGCGCGAATTGCCTATCTTTGTGCTATTATTAATCAAAAAAAATATAAGCACATGGGCAGATCAACAGAGTACTACAGGACTCATCCAGAAGCCAGGAAGAAAAAGGCTAAAAAGGACAAGGAGATAAATGCCAGACCGGAACAGAAAGCCAAACGCCGGGAGCTTGGTCGTAAAAACTACGAAACGGACAAGAAGAAGGGCAAGGGCTGGAGGAAAGGCAAGGATTGTTCTCATACCAAGAACGGTCTTAGGTATAAATCAGTAAAAGCTAATAGGGGATCCAAATCGGATACGAAAGGTGACAAAAATGCAAGAGGATCTGAAAAATAAAATAGATATAAGAAGGATATTCAAAACCTCCAAACAGGTTATGGAAGAGGCGTATGAGAATATCTTAAAATACAGGCGGGGAGAGCTTATCCCTGCTAAAACCGGATACGATTATATTGATGAGGCTTTGCTTGGAGGTATTTTCCCTCAGCATGCTATTGCCATAGGGGCTCGGCCATCTGTGGGTAAATCGTATGTGGCCCAAAAGATATTGGAAAATGTGATGAATCCGATGATCAACCCACAAGCAGAAGATTATTTTCTTGTCAATTGCGAGTTCGAAATGAATCCTCAAGATCTTCTTCTTCGCAGAATGAGTCAGGATATGAAAAAACGGGCTCCTGAAATATTAAGAAGGCAAGATTCTAATACAGTAGAAGAGATGAGGATGTTTGAAATCCTTCAAGGTGAAATCAGAAATAATATAATATACATCGACGCTCCGTGTACGGTAAAAGAGTTTGAGGCGGCTGTATATCATATAGCTACTAAGCATAAAGACAAACGTCTTATAATATTTAAAGTCGATCATATTGCTTTGATAAAAAGAATGGGATTGGATCCTAAGTCGGCTATAGATGATTTGGTGGCGGTTATGAACGAGGCTAAATTAGTATATAAAAACATATTTTTCCTCATCATATCCCAATTCAACAGAGAGATAGAAGGAAGGATAAAAAGCCCTCAAGAGCAGCCTCCCCGTCTTTCTGACTTTTATCAGTCTGATACGCTGGGGCAACTATGTACGTTAATGATAGGTTTGCATAATCCTCGCAGATACGGGCTGGACAAGTATATGATATTTGGGAAAGACTGGTATCAGACTCTTGACCGGTTTAAAACTGAAAACAAAACATCATTCAGGACAGCCGGACTGGTGTTTCATCATATACTGAAGGTAAGGCAAGTTAGTATGGAAGAGCTTACTAATACAATCCACCCAGAGATCCTGCCGGGGCATGGATGGATGTACGGGGAGGGAGGGACGAAGTTCGTGAACCCCAACCAGCCGCCGACGCCGCCCAAGCTCTATACTGTGGAAGACGTTACGAACAATCAAGATCAAGAACAAGAGGTAAAGGAAGAACAGTCAGTATATTAAAAAAAGAAACGTATGAGACTTACCGTAGAAGAAAACGAATACCTGATAAGTAAGTTCCTTTTGGTTCTTACTGAATTTGCAGGGGATGAAAGAGAGATGTTTTTAATCAACTCCATACATGATAAGGCGGTGGCGGATATGAATTATCGTCTTCCGTCTTTAATAAGCAGAGAACGTAAAAGACGAGTCATTGAGCTCCTTAAAGAAGGAACCAGAATAATCAAGGACTTTTCCGGCTATGCAGGTGATATGGGTATGATTAACGAATACGATCGTCTAAAGAAAGAAATAGGTACCGTCCAAGACCAGCTTGGTGACGTAGAAGGTCAACTTCGGGCAGCAGGAGAAGTTATTAAAAAAGAACTTGATATGATTGCTGACCGAATCAAAGAAGACCTTCTTGATCGAGAACTGGCTAAAAGTAATGCCGAGGCCGAAAGAAAAGCCAAAGTAGATCCGAGATACGAAGTAGCTTTAGGTGATTACAAGGAGATGCTGGAAGTGATTTTTACAACCAGAAACAAGTATTCTACGGTAGATTCTGTACATGACGATCTTCGACAGTCGGTATCTACCGGTAGAAATTCGATTATTAAAGAAGGGTACAACAGTTAAAAACAAGGAGGGAATATGGAAAAGAAGGAATTTAAAGTAGGAGAAGTATTTACTGCCGGACTTGTAAGATTAAAATATGTGGAAGGTGATACATGCGATGGATGTATATTCGAAGATTACGATTCTTGTTCATGTACAGACATAATTATTGGTCCATGTGGACATGTTGATAGACAAGATAACAAGAATGTTATTTTTATTAAAGCTGATTAAGAATGTACATCAATTTCAGACAACTTGCAGCATCAGACATGACTCCTAATGATCTTGCCAATCTTCTTGCCATAAGACAGAAGGATTCGGTTATGATCGAAGCCATGCAGGAAGAAGATGCTGGTAGATATATAGAGCTTGGCCTGGTTGAGAAATTAAAATCAGGCGTGATGAGATTGACCAACAAAGGAACGTCTTTTGTGAATTATATAGAGACACCGGAAATGACAGACGAGGTTCTGGAAACGTTGAAGATTATGATAGGAATGTACGAATCATATTCAAAAGACATAGGTGTCAGCAGAAAAGAGGCAGAATCCAGATTGTGTTGGTTTATGGGTAACACCTCATTCAAGAAAGAGGTCATACTTCAGGTAACGGAATCTTATATAGCAGAGTCAGGAGATTATACAATGAGCTTATGTAACTTCATATGGAAACCGCCTTCTCAGGCTTTTTCAGTTCATATGAACCTTAAAAATTCAAAGCTCTTTGACTTAATAGCTGAAAAATTTAAGATCGCTACCGAGCCTTATTTGGAGTCTAAGAAGAATAAGGAAATGGATTGGTTGTTTGCCGTATCTAAATTGCCTACGCCGCCGGCTAAAGGCAATCCGGATTATTTGTTTACCGGAAGTGCGGAAACAGACAAAGAACGATTGAAAAACATAAAAACATATTTATTTAACAAAATTAGAAAGCAATGGAAAAAGTAAGAATTAGAAAGATAATAGAGGATATAATTATTACTCGGTTTCTTAATTCGGAAATGGATATAGTTCATGAAGAAGATGTGTCGTTTAAAGAACTTGGATTAGATTCTATTGATCGAATTGAGCTTGATGCGATGGTGGAACAAAAATTCAATATCGTTATTATTGATTATGATACAGAATCCATCAAAGATATGACTGATCTTGTTTACAAAATAATAACAGAAGGATATGGGAAATGATATAATTTTATGCATGGCTTTAATAGCGTCATTTGCTTTTGTTATACAGTTTTTATTGTCGATATTAGGATCTGATCTGGATACGGATATTGACATTGATAACGCTTCTGATTTAAGCATGTCTTTGTCGGACATCATATCATTCAAAGGCATAACACATTTTATTCTTGGATATAGCTGGACTACCTACTTTTCGGGTTCCCATTTAGTAGGGGTTGTGATAGGGTCGTTTTTCTTTATCGTTTTGTTTTACGTATATAAGTTACTTCTTAAGTTAAAGCAAGAAATGGTGTACGAATGTCCGGAAGATTTAAACGGAAGAGAAGTGGAGATAGTATTTAGATCAGGGAAGAATCATTATATGGTAAATATTTCGAAAAATGGAAGACAAGAGCAAATGAGAGTAAGATGCTTGTCTGGAAAAACCTACAAAAACGGCGACAAGGCGAATATAAAATATGAAGAAGGAGAATTAAGTATCTAATTTTTTTATCAACAATTAAATTTTAAAAGTTATGACAACAATCATGTACGTGTCAGCCATCTTAGCTGTAGTGATTATTTTGACAATCATCGGAGTCTTATCAAGGTATCGTAGATGTAAGCCTAATCAGGTCTTGGTCGTTTACGGTAAGACAAGTGGGGAAAAGAAGTCGGCGAAATTATATCATGGTGGAGCGGCATTCGTCTTGCCTATTATTCAAAGCTATGATGTTTTGTCAATGGAGCCTATGCAAATAGATTGCAAGCTTACCGGTGCTTTGTCATCTCAGAATATTAGAGTAGATGTACCTACGACCATTACAGTAGCTATCAGTACAAATCCCGAAATCATGCAAAATGCGGCAGAAAGACTTTTGGGGATGGATACCGAATCTACTGAAAATCTTATTACGGACATCGTTTACGGTCAGATGCGTTTGATTATTGCTGAAATGACAATCGAAAAACTTAATTCTGACAGGGATGAGTTTTTGGATAAGGCAAGAAAGAACATTGATAACGAGCTTAACAAGTTAGGTCTTTACCTCCTGAACATCAACATCAGTGACATCAGAGACGAAGCAGGTTATATTATGAACCTTGGTAAGGAGGCTGAAAGTAGGGCTCTGAACGAAGCACAAGCTAATATCGAAGAGCAGGAGAAGCTGGGTGCTATTAAGATTGCTGTACAGCAGAAGGAGAAAGAAACGGCTGTGGCTAATACCAAAAAAGAACAAGAGATTCAAATTGCTTGTACTGAAAAAGAAAAGGAAACGATAGTAGCTGAAACGAAGAAAGAAAAAGAAATAGCCTTGGCTTTAACCGATAAAGAGAAACAGATCGGCGTAGCTCAAGCAGATAGAGACAGGGCTGCGGTTATCGCAAAAACTTTAACCGACAAGGAATCGGCGATTGTAAGATCTAAGGCAGAACTTGAAGTAAATAAAGCCGAGGCTGAAAGGATGGAAGAAGTCGGAAAGAATAAGGCTGAAGCTGACAAGGAAGCAGCTATAGCAATACAAGACTCTGAAGCTCAGATTAAGAAGGCTGAGGCTGAGAAAAATGCGTCTATAGGATACAACAATGCCCAGAAGGAGGTTGCTGTGTCAGTATCAGAACTACAGATTATCAAAGCTCAATCAGAAAAGAAGGCCGGAGAAGAAAAAGTTAAATCGGAAGCGGCTGTAAAAACGGCAAAAGAGCTTGCTGATAAAGAAGTGGAAGAAGCTAAGGCTAAGAAAGTTCAGGCTGCGCTTAAGGCTGAAAAGATTGTGCCGGCTGAAACCCAGAAGGAAGAGACTATCTTACAAGCTGATGCCGAGGCCGAGAAGATCAAACGCCGGGCTGAGGCTGAGGCAGCAGCACATTTGGCAAAAGCTGAGGCAGAGGCAAAAGCTATTCAGATGAAGCTGGAGGCAGAAGCCGAAGGTAAGAAAAAGTCGTTAATGGCAGAAGCCGACGGATTTAAGGCTATGGTGGAAGCAGCAGAATCCAATCCCCAGATCGCCATCCAGTACAAGATGGTTAATCAGTGGAAAGAAATTGCTGGAGAACAGGTTAAAGCATTTGAGCACATTAACCTCGGAAATATCACGGTATTTGACGGCGGTCAGAACAGTACTGGTAATTTCCTTAACAATGTTGTTAAGACCGTCGCTCCGGCATTGGGAGTCATTGATCAGCTTCCGATTGCAGATACTTTAAAGAAATTAAAAGGAGATGACAAAAAATAAATACAATGGCCCAAGGTTACACTTGGACCTAATTGAAGAAATAAAAGCAGCATTCGTAGATTTCCTGCCTGCTGGAACAGTGATTTTAAGTGCTTTACTAATTACGATATTTTTAACATGGATTTTGGACAAGATTTAGAACCAGAAGAACTGACCGATCATTATGATCAGTGTTATGGGATTGATTTTGAAACAGAAGAAGAGGAGGATGAAGAGTATGACTGATGAGGAATTTGTATTGGATAATAAGAAAAAGGTTGTTGTAAGAAAAAGAATATCTTATTTAAACAAAGGCGATAAAGTATGGATCGTGTCTTCCGACGGGTATCTGCTACACACGGACGTAGTTAGAGCCGAACGCGGTAGATCTTATGTGGAGATAGACGGGATTCTGTATTGGAAGCGAGGATTAGATGGCAAGCATCGTAATCGTAATAACTACATGCAGTTTGCCATGACACCAGAAGACGGTAAGAAGTATGTCGTATATTACCCGGAAGGATTTAAAGACAATGACTTATGATGGTCCCGGAAACGCATTTGCTATATAAGGAGTTTAATGGCGTGAAACGTCTTGCCATATCTTATTCCCAGATAGACACGTTTCTTACTTGTCCAATGAAATGGTATAAGACTTACGTAGAGGGCAAAAGGTCTACGGAAAAACAAGAAGCTACATCTTATGGTACGGTTATCCATAAGACACTGGAATACTTCTTTAAGAACGGAAGACAGCCTTCTGGCAAAGACCTTGGAGAAGCGATAAGTTATTACTCCTATCAAGAAGACATACCTTGGCAATCACCGGAAAATATGATGATAGCCATGAAACAATCTGGGGAGCTTCTTGCTTGGATTGTGGATCTGTTTAAAAAAGACGGCAATAGGTTTATGATAGCTGATAGTGATCTTAATCCCTGCGAGAAACTTATCAGACACAGCGCTATAGTTGGAGTCGAAGAAGATTTTGTGCTGCCGTACCGTCTTCCTAAGCCTGTTAACATAAATGGAGTAATTCATACTCATGTGTACATAGTAGGATCGGTAGACCTTCATCTGGCTATAAAAAGCAAGAACGTAGTTCACCATTATGTCATAGATTGGAAATCAGGTAATAAGGTTTTTGATTCTAAGAAGTTGGAAACAAATTTACAGCATCCTATATATTCATTTTACATCTATAGAAGATATGGTGGGGTTCTACCAGATATGAACATCTATTTCTTTACCAGGACCAGGCAGTACCAAAAGGTTAAGGTAGATGAGGAACGTAAAACAAAATCTATAGAGATGCTAAATGACACTTTGTCTAAAATGTATGATTTTGAAGATAATAGTGTAAAATCATTTCAAGCGTACATCCAGGGAGCAGAAGGAGCCAGGTATAGCAAGCGGCGTGCCACCCTAAGCCAGCCTGTTCCGCAAAACAAGCTACCCTGCCCGTCGGCACTGTGTTATTATTGTGACTTTGGATTACATAACAAAAACGAATGCCCTTTCTCTTCAGATTGGGATCCGTCTAAAAAGATAAAACGATGAAATACGAGGACGTTCAAAAGTTAAGAACAAAATACCGGCAAGATCCGGAAGTTATAAACGCAGAATACATGAGAGACGTTGCTGTACGATGCGGGAATTTCAAGAAAGCATTTGAGCTTCAGGAGAAGCTGGAGGATATATGGTTCAACTATTTAAAAGGAGTCCAATGAAAGAAGATCTAATATATGGAGTAGCGATCCTTTTGTATTTAGTTTTATTATACTTACTCACGACAGCTTTCATAAAAACAGGTAGAGCAGTAGATCGTTATAAGATGAAGAAGAAAACTGACAAAATCAAAGTAGGTCAAAGATACGAACATAAGAGCTACTTTGAGGATCCATTTGTCTGTGAGTCTTGAAGATATTGCTAAAATATATGTTTTAATTACTGATATAAAATAAGGGATTATGGAAAAGAAAGTCACAATCAAAGAAGGAATGGATATTTTTTACAAAAATGCAGGGAAAGATATATGGGTCTATATTGGACTTTTTGGAAACAAAGTGCTATCCATTTTAAAAAACAAAGGTGTTATTGCATGCGAAAACGATGCTGAATATTGCGTGTTGATGGATGGAGAAGATCATTTTATAAGTATAGCAAAAGACATGAGTCACGACTATTGTTGTGAGTACGTTGTAGAAAGAGCAGAAGCCTACAGAGACTACCCCTCCAAAGGTGTTACATGCAGTGTATGCCTGTTTGAAGATAATGAGAATAAGGCAAGGGAGATGTTGAAAGAGGCGATAATAGAACTTTCAAAAAATAATATAATAGATTGTGATGGGCTTTGAACTTAGACCTTACCAGAAAGAGGCAGTAGATGCCGGGCTTAAGTTTCTTACAGGAAGATCTAAGAAGCCTGGCATAATCGTAGCCCCATGCGGATGTGGAAAGAGCCTTCTGATATCCAAGATAGCACATGAAATAAATAGACCGACATTAGTATTACAGCCCTCAAAAGAGATTCTGGAGCAGAATTATGCAAAGGCCGTATCATTCGGTTCTAAACCTACTATATATTCTGCTTCATGTGGTATAAAGGAGCTGTCGGCTATGACTTATGCAACATTAAAGAGCATAAAGAAAGATGTAGCGAGGTTGAAGGATATAGGGATAGATACCTTATTGATAGACGAATGTCATTCAGGATATTCTCCTGAAGAAGGTTCTGAATTTATGGAGTTTATGAACAGGTTCCCAGAGGCGAAGGTGCTGGGCTTCACCGCCACTCCCTGCCGCCTCCGAACCTACAGTTCCATGCTGGAAGGAAACTATAGCAAGCTCAATATGCTGACGAAAGACGAGCATAACTTCTTCAAGAAAATAGTTCATGTGACTCAAATACAAGAACTAACTTCTCAAGGGTTTTGGTGTCCACTTAAGTACGAACGATGGTCGTTTGATGAATCGGCTCTGATGTTAAACAGTACCGGAGCTGAATACACCAACGAATCTATTAAAGAAAGTATTGTACGAAATGGCTTAAACAACTCTATCTACAAGCGCCTTCTTCAACTTATGAACGAACGTAAAGCCATTTTGGTCTGTATGGATTCTATCGAATCATGTAATAGAATATCAGAGTTCATGAATGCCAAGATGGGAGCCATAACCGGTGTCGTAACATCACTAACAACTAAAAAGAAAAGAGAGCAAATCATATCCGATTTCAAAGAAGGTAAGTTGAAGGTGGTTTTTAATTATTCAACGCTTGCTACCGGATTTGATTTTCCCGAACTTGATTGTGTGATGTTTGGACGACCAACATTCTCATATTCAACATATTACCAGGTGCTCGGCAGGTGCGTTCGTATTCATCCTGATAAGAAAGAGGCGCTGATTATTGACTGCTGCGACAACATGAGGCGTTTCGGTCGGATAGAAGACCTGACAATCGAGCAATTCCCTTCTAAGGGCTGGTGTATGTTTGCCGGCGATCAACTTCTGTCCAATATAAGGATGGGAGATATTATTACCAAAGACGAAATACTTCGCCGGGCAGCTTCTCTTAAATCCGTAAATGGAGATGGTAGGAGAGAGGACGATCTTGACAGCATAATAATGTGGTTTGGAAAACATGAAGGAATTAGATTCAAAGACATACCGGTGTCGTATTTTAGGTTCTTGGCTGAGAATATGGCAGTAAAACAGGGAGATAGGAAAGAAAAGATTATCGAATATTATAATAGGATAAAAGCATGAACAGCAAAAGACGTAAGAAAATAGAGGATATTATTTCCAATTTGGAAAAGCATAAAACAGATCTTGAGTTTATCAAATCAAAGCTGTCAGAGGTCAGGCATAATCTGGATTCAGCCAAGGATGATGTTGATATGATTTTAGACGAGGAGACAGAAGCAAGAGACAATATGCCGGAGCCGTTACAAGATACAGAAAGATATTATCAATCAGATGAGGCTGTAGCTAATATGGAGGCGGTTGTTGATGATATGGAAAGTATTGTAGGGGATTTAGAGAATGCGGTTTCAACCATTGATGATAAAATCGATGAGATAGAAACTGATATTATAGGAAATTTAGAGGCAGCCATAGGCGCATAATATAAAAATACAACCATAAAATTTAACACAATATATTTGTATAGATATAATACGATACATATTTTTGTATCGTATTATTTTTTTATGTGTTATATTTTATGAAAACAAATGTTACAATGGTATCAAAAGACCGAGAATTATTTGGCGTAATAATTAAGCAGGACACTAAAACTTCGTTTATGTCCTTAACAGACCTTCAGGAAGCCTATACGAAGAAGAGGGTTGAGATGGGGTGGAATGAAAAGAGAATAGAAAATATCCTATCTAATAAGGAGAGTGCGGAACGTGTTTACTATATCCTTGAAAAACAAGGATATAAGATAGAATCAGGATTTCCTGGTTTTATACAATCTGTTGAAAAAGAGTCACTTATAAAAGTGATGAAAAAAATGGGAGCTTATAAGACAATGGGTAGAGGAGAGAATAGGAGAACTATGTGTAATCCATATATATGGGTGCTTGTAGCTATGGAACTAAACCCTATGTTGTATGCTGAGGTTGTTACGTGGTTAACAGATAAGCTTATCTTAAACCGAATAGAGGCAGGTGATAAATACAATGTCTTATCAAGAGCTATATCAAGATTTCCGGATGCCGATTACTCCAAGATGGCTAAAGGTTTAAATTGGATTGTATTTAATGAGCATGAAAGCATGATAAGAAATAGGGCTACACAGGAGCAGTTGAAAGAACTTGAAACCCTACAGTCTAATCTTGCATTCTGCATAGAGATGGGAACCATCTCTTCTTTCTCTAATTTAATGAACATGATGAGGTCTATATATGTAAAGAAATGGGGAGAAGAGGCTGTAACTTCTAAAAACGTAAAATAATATGGGAGTAAAAGAAATAAGAGAACTACTTAGACTCTACAATCTCGAACATAGTGTCGTCCAGAACAAAAACTCTGGGCGGTATTCTATTATTCTCCATAACAACATCATAGGAACGAACGTGGATGGAGAGAAGGTAGTTGTGTTCAGAACCATTCCGGATGGAAGCAATACGTTCTCTATGGAGCGAAATAGATTCTATGAGGGGTTTGTAGAGGCTTTTGATGACGATAAGGCGATTGAAGCCGTAAGACAGTATTTTGATAAAAACAGAAATGATAGGGTATAAGACGAAGATGGATTATATTACTATCGAAATGAGGTAAAACAACGATAAAACAATGGAAAAGATGGATGATAATACTAAAAATATCCTTTATCCAAAAGGATCTATTTTTCGCATATTGAAAGGTGATATAATCAGTGCCGAATTTAAAGTCGCCAAAGGAGCTATAGCGGAGGCAGTATCAGACATAGAAGTAAATGATAAATATGCTGAGGTTTGTTGCAATGGGGAGACGTTCGTTATAGAAACGGATATTATGGGTATTATTCTTACCAAAGACCCCATAGAAAACAAATCGGTGAAAAATGACATCATTGACGATAAACTACGATGGGATTTACTTCCAATGGAAGAGATTGAGGACATTGTAAAAGTCTATCATGCTGGTGCAAAGAAGTACGGACCCAATAAATGGCAGAACCTTGACAACGGGTTTGAACGGTATCGTGCTGCGGCTGCCAGACACCTAATGGAATACATGAAAGGGGAAAGAATAGACTCAGATACAGGATGTTTTCATCTTGCACAATGTGCATGGAACTGCATAGCTATGCTGTGGTATGACAAGCACGGGAAAGGATTAATACCAATAAATAAGGAGGAAAAGAAATGACAATAGAACAACTAAATTATTTATTAAGAAAAGAGCTTTATGCTATAAAAAACCATAAAGACAATATTGATAGAATCAAAAAAGAATATTTTGATTCCAATTATGGATTAAAAGAAGGAGATAAGATCCGTATTTTACACGAAACAGGAGATGAAATGATAGGCTTCTTGAAAAAAGTTGAAGTATGTGAAGACGGAGATCTGTACTTGACAATCCAAAAACAAAACGAAAAAGGTGACAGAGGCAGAAGAACATGGAATATGTATCTATCATCAAAATCAATTAAAATTGAAAAATGTGTATAATGCCATGAGAGTGTTAAGTTTATTTGACGGAATGTCATGTGGTCAAATAGCGTTAAAAGAAATAGGGATTACACCTGAAGTATATTATGCATCAGAAATAGATAAGTTTGCTATTAAACAAACGCAATTAAATTTCCCTAATACTATACAAGTAGGAGATGTAAGGGATTTGAATGTAGAAGATCTTGGACACATAGATCTTATTTTAGCCGGCAGCCCATGTACAGATATGTCCTTTTCTGGAAAAAGAAAAGGGTTGTCTACCGTAGAAGGAATAGAAATCAAATCACTTAATGAGTATCTTGAATTAAAAAAAACAAGGATTTGAGTTTTCCGGTCAGTCTTACTTATTCTGGGAGTTTATCCGTATTTTGAATGATGTAAGAAAAACTAATCCCGATGTGTTGTTTCTTCTTGAGAACGTTAAGATGGGAAAGAAATGGGAGCCGGTATTTGATAATGCTATAGGGTGTAAAGGCAATCATATTAATTCAGCGCTTGTTTCCGCTCAAACCAGGAAACGTATTTATTGGACTAATATTCAAGGCGGCATTATCCCTCAGCCTAAAGACGAGGGTTTGACCATAAGTGATATATCTGAATATGAAGTAGATGAAAAATATTACTTATCTGAAAAAGTTTTAAACAATTTAGCTTTTCACTTAAAAAGAAATCACGACAAGGGAAATTGTTATGGAGCTAATATTAAAACAAAAGATGAAAAATCCAATACTGTTACCGTAAAGGGTAAATACATGTACGATCTTATTTGTGTAGCAATGAGAGGCAGGAATCCAGAAAAACCTACATGTAGAGAATCTGGTCTTAAAACAGTTCAGATGATTGAATTTAAAAACGATGGAAAATCCAATTGTCTCACAACAGTTCAGAAAGATAATCTTATTTTTCAAATACCAAGAGGATTTAACAAAGGTGGATTTCATGAAGATAAGGCTCCAACATTATCTTGTAATTCATATGATAGAAACAATTTTATCATACAGAGAGCATTACATGGCGATTTCAGAATAAGAAGATTAACCCCTACAGAGTGCTCCAGGTTACAGACTGTACCAAATTGGTATAAATGGGAATGCAGCGAAACCCAACAGTACAAGATGTTGGGAAACGGGTGGACTATTAAAGTTATTGAACATATACTTAAAAGAATAAAAGAATCATGATTAGAGCAAGATTTTACATTAAAAAATCCGACTGCGGTAACGACTACCGTCCAGTCAAATGGCCTATAAAATATCCATATTGGTGTAGTGGTGAATCCGATGATTCATTCATACTTGTAGCGTATGCCGAAGACGAAGACAGCATAAAAGAGCTGTGGCCGGAAGCATACGATATTAATGTCTTAGAAAAAGATACTGAGGTTAAATTCACATTAAGATTTCCTAAGCCTAAATGGTATGAATTGCAAGAAGAGAGATTAGAAGAGTATGATAAATTATATGGTAAATTCGTATGGGTTACGGACATGTGTCTAAAAGATGGGAAAATAAGAAAGGTAAAAGCCAGAATAGAAGATTGTGGTGGTCTTTTATTAGCCGACATTCCTGGTCGTTACACCCCTTATCAGATAGGGGATTGTGCTTTTGAAAGCAAGGAAGAGGCTTTAAAACATGCAGAGGAACAGAGAACGGATTTAATTAAGTCTCTTAGGTTACAAATACATGAACTTGAAAATCTAAAATTCGAATGCGATGATTGAATAATTTGATTATTTTACAAATAACGATTACATTTACGATATAAATCATTCAAATGAGATTAGTTGAAAGGCATATAGTTAAAGACAACCGGTTTGAGGATATTTGCTTCAAATCCGGCTTGTTATATAATTATGTTCTTTACAACATTCGTCAAGGAATCTTTTCAGGTAACTATTTAAAGGAATTTGATTTATCAAACAAACTTTGCAAAGAAAACCAATTTGATTTCAGGAATTTACCTAATCATGTTTCACAGCAGGTGATTAAACAGGTATTTAAAAACATAAAATCCTGGATGAGATTAAAGAAAGATTTTGAAAAGAATCCTTCGAAATACGGTAATCATCGTCCTCATCTTCCTTCGCATAAGAAGGGCAAGAAACAAAACATGGTTGTTTTCACCAACTGCAATTGTAGGGTAAAGGGTGATAATTGTATTTATTTTGTTAAAGATATAATCAAACCTATCAAAACAAATGTAAAGAAAGACGAACTAAAACAAGTTAGAATAATCCCTCAAGCTACATGTTATGTAGTAGAGGTAGTTTATGAAAGAAAGGAAACTGATCTTGGTTTAAACAAAGACAATTTTCTTTCGATTGATTTAGGATTGAATAATTTATATTCATGTATTAGTAATGTAGAAACTAATTCTTTCATTATAAACGGACGGGTTATGAAATCAGTAAATCAGTGGTACAATAAGAAGAAAGCTAAGTTGATGTCTTTTGTTGGTAATAAGGGAACTTCAAATAGAATAAGAAAAATTACTTTGTTTAGAAATTGTTGGATAGAAGACAAATTGCATAAAATCAGTAGATACATTGTAGACTTTTGTAAATCTAACAATATAGGAACAATCATCATTGGATTAAACAAAGAATGGAAAAACGAGATAAATATCGGTAAAAGGAATAACCAACATTTTGTTTCTATTCCTCATTCTAAATTGATTGATAAGATTGTTTACAAAGCAAATCTTTTAGGGATAGAGGTAATTACTCATGAGGAATCTTACACATCAAAGATTGACCATCTTGCTTTTGAACCTCTAAAGAAACAGGAATCCTACTTAGGAAAAAGAAAGAAACGTGGATTGTTTCAAAGTTCAATTGGAAAACTGATCAATGCAGATATTAATGGATCAATTGGAATAGCAAGAAAAGTAGTCGGTGATTCTTTCATTGGAAAGATAATCGATAGTGGATTTGTGTTTAATCCGGTTAGAATAAATATTTTGTGATATAAGGTTGAATCTAATGAATAAAATGAATAATTTTAATAACATTAACTACGCAGCAAAAGCCAGAAGAGCTTATTTGATAAACAATTTCGATAAGATTCTTAACAGTCTCAACACGCTTCATTCAACGGTTGAAACCATGACGTTGTTCGTAAACGACCAGGCTTATAATTACATTCTTAAGCTAAAGGAAGTAATTAAAACCAGTCCTATGTATAAGCACAATATCAAGCGTCTTTTAAATGATATGGACAAAGAGATAAAGAGGTACAATGCTTCTATCTACTACATAAATAAAGAGCGTAGTGAGGTTATAGCTGATATAACACAAGCGATGGAAGATTGCCTCATGCCATACATAGACGACCTGGCCGGCGCTATAAGGGCAGCCGTGTGGTCGAAGGGTGTGTCCGAGGAGTGGACGGAAGCGGCGGTACTGTCCCTAATCGTATTCTCCTTGGCCACGACATCAGGCAGACTTATTTCAGGTGGATATCAGATCATGAAAGAAATGGGTGGGGGTCAAGGTGGTAATCCATTTACGTTTATGAGCATTGATAAGATAAGACACTTATCTACATCATTATCTGATGCTATTACCGGTGGAGAAATAGCTCTTGAAGAAAAAGAAGCCAATGACATAACTAAGGCAATGGATGTTTTTATTGAGAAAATGTCTGATTCGGATATTGTTGATAAGGTGATCAGCATACTTGAAGAGGCAGAATCTAAAAACAAGGAGGAACGATCATGAATTATTTGGATGGGTATGTAGAAGAAGTTCTTTCTGAGCCGTACTATGATGATTATGGCTCTGGGATTTTTAGGTGGTGGGTGGAAGTGTCTTACGTTTGTGAAGGTACAGAATCAACTACTATCTTAATGTTTGATACAAGAGAAGAAGCAGAGGCAGTAAAACCAGGTTATAAATTTTTATGTTAAAAATAATACGAGGTATTTTGTTTTATTGATAGCACTTGTGTTATCATCATGTTCACATGATGATAATCAGGTTAATGACGGATGGGTTATATATGATCTACGTCCTTTAGAAGATGGATGTATAATGTATTATGGTGAAGACGAAAGAATTTCAATATTTTATAATAATAGGCTTATAAAATTCGTTGGATACCAAGGGGAATACAATATAGGAGATTCTATTAAGATCGTAAAAGTTAAATAATATGGAAAAGAATTTAAAACTCATATGTCCAAAATGTGGCACCCCTCACCAGCCTCATTCTCCGCACACGATGGATGCAGATGGATTTGAAAGGAGTGAGATAAGAACTGTCATGGAAGACAGGGGATGGTGCTACGAATGCTCTTTTTGGCAAAACTTGTACGACAAGCACAAAGACGATCCTGGATGGGTTAGGATAGACGGTGAAAGCTGGGTGCTTAAGCCTATGGTGGAAAACGTACCGAGCGGATGGAACAGCCTTGGATGTGGTGGAAGAAAGATGTATATCAATATCGAAGGGAAAGGCATTGTTGTATCAAATAACTGCTGGTGCCAAGGTGATGTTTCGGACGCATTTAAGGATCTGATGCCTGATAATGCTACCTGGGCTACGAAGGAGGAATTTGACAAAGCTCCTGTAGTAGGATATATCATAGAAGGTATTGGTTTAGTTTTCACAGATAGGGAAGGTCATGAAGTTAATGCTTAGAGACTTAGGTAATTATATACCTTTTTTTCATAACAAAAGAAACCGGTTCTCTATCATCTCTGACTGAGAACCGGTAAGAAAACAATTTCAGAAAAAATTAAACCTACATAATCTTTCAAGTAAGAACAAAAAAACGTACAATCTACTCTTTGACGATGCTAATATAACATATTGGAATCATACAAAAACAATGCAAGTCCGATATTCTTCGTCTAT